GACGATCCACCTATTATTTCTAGTTCGTAGTTTCTGTTCATTACCATGAATGCTTCATTATCTTTGATAGCAAAGTTTCCGTATGTTCTGTTTACATTTGTCATGTAATTGATCCATGCTACCGTCTTACCTGCTGCTGTTTCTTTTTTATCTGGGTCTGCATTGTAGTATCCTGCCCACCATGCTCGTTCACTGTTGATACTGTCTTGGTATCCGATTCCGTCGAGTGCTGGTTTATGGAGGTCGTCCATTGTTTTGAGTTCTGTATCCCATTGGTTACCCTGTGAGTAGTCGATTCTTGGTGTGATACTACAGATACACATGATATACCCCGGTTCGGTTACTTTTATTTTGATGTGTCCGCCTCGTTGTTTGTTGGTTGTTACACCTCTTCCTGCAAGTGCTCCTAATGGTTCTTGTTCTGTTGCACTGTTACTGATTACTTCTTGGAATACAATTTCTTGACTTGTTCCTCCTTCGAATACAGGTGTCTCGCATCTTTCCATATATTCTCCACCTGTGAATACTGTTTCTAGCCAGTCTCTGTATGTTCCTCCGCTTACTGCAATTCTGTTTAACATGTTGTAAACTTTTTGTGCTAAGTTGAGTGCATCCATTGACAAACTGCCATCTGAAACGTCTACGGATGAAATTTCATTTATTCCGTTTACTCCTTCAATCCAATCTGTGTTTATCCAATTTTGATACAGGTCACTGTTATATGTTTTTAGTGCTAGTCCGAATTGTGGAGCTGTTGTTTTTAAATATCCGGTTTGCTTTTCTCCGGACCTTTCGTTGAATTGTTGTAATATAGGTACACTGTCTATTCCTGTTACGCTGAATGTAACATTTCCTTTTGTTGTTAAAATATTATCTCTTAGTGTGTCTAGTGATTCTAGTTCCCATTGTTGTAAACCTACGGATAGACCATTGTAAATTGCATCTAATTCGTATTTACTTGTTGCTTCTAATCCTTGTATTACTAGTTGGTTTCCGGCCCATATACCTATGTCCTTTCCCTTCCAGCGTCTGTATCTTAAATTTTGGCTTCCTATGAATGTAAAGTTTGCTTTTTCTGCGTCTGCTGCTGTATGATGAAATAAGAACCATGGACAGATTGTATTCAATCAGGGAGTGAAACGGGAACGGATACCGGATCTTTTTCAATTTGATCAGTTGCCGCTTTCTCTCATATAGCGGGGCTGTCCGTGCCGTTTTTTCCTTATACCCGGTAATCGGGATATTGTTCAGCTCAATCAATTCCTCAATTTTGGCCGCTCGTGGCAGCGCACAGATGTCCGGATTTCCAGGATATCCGTTCTCCTTCCAATATCTGGCTTCCACACAGTCCTCAACCTCCAGATCCACATTATCATAGAGATTATCACCTTTTTTCAGCTGCACATAATTAAGATTCATTTCTATACGATATCTCATAGTTTTGCTTTCCTTTCCGCCTCTATACTCCGAAAAATCCCTTCATCCCGCTGAAATCATCCGGGAGCACTTCTAGTACCTTTTCGTCGGTTTTAGCTGTCTTATTCTTCTTTTCCATAACGTTCTCTTTTTCCGGTTCTGGCTTCTTCTGAAGTACATTCGCATCCGGCAGTCCGGTCACGACATCCTCTCCGCCTGCCGTAAGGCGTTCTGCCAACGTATTCTGGAGTTGTCCGTTTTCCTGTTCCTGTTTTCTGGCATCCCGAATATTCTTCTTTCTGTTTTTTCCGGCATTCTGCAGTCGTTTCGCCGTCGTGATGACGTCCGCCATGTCACGCTGGACGCTGACCTGCTGTTCCAGATCATACGCTTCCAGCCCCTTGCTGGTATCCTTTCTCCGTTTCCAAAGCTCATCATATTCTTTCCAGCTCATATCCTTAAAGGATTTCTGCTCCTCCCGGATCTCGTTCAGGGGGATGACATACAGTGCTCCGTCTTCCATCAGGTACACGTTATTGATGCTCCGCGGGTCGTACCGCACACCAGGTAACGCTTCTTTTTTCTTTCCCGTTTTCCACATTTTCTCCAGAAGCCATTGCTCCCCGTTTTCATAAAACAGACCACGGTATGTAACTCCCCGTCTGGAGATTTGGAATCTCCGGTCTGTTTTCAGAAGTGCGAAAAATGCGGTCTTTTTCGTGCTTTCCGTCAACCAGCGCGGTGTCATCAGATACTCACATCCGTACTGCCAGATGGAGGCCGGAATCGGCGGGACTTCCGCTTGGATCATCTCCTTCGTCAACGGATAGCCGTCGCGCTTATGCTGGTTGAAATAGATGACAAACCTGTATGCCATGCGCCGGATGTCGTCCAGATCGGTGCAGGCGGTCTCGTAATGGCGGGAATCATGTGTTTTCATAATGACTCCCGTTCCGCCAGCTGCGCTGCGCACGAGCTCCTGAAACTGATGGAACGACTGCTCAACGAGACCTTTCATGGATCCTGTTGCCGGAGGTGCCAGTACAATGTTCATTCCGATTTCCCGGCCTACCCGCCGCATGTCCTCCGACGTGTATTCGGCACCGTGATCCGTTCTCAGCTCCTGCGGAATGAATCCCATCGGGCATACTTCCGGCGGCGCGGTCAGACCGTATTTTGCATACTGCTCACGGCCGTCAAAGAAAAGCGACATCAAAAGGTTTGTAATTCCCACAAATGAGTTGTTCGAGTAATCGACCCAGCAGCCCACAATACAGCAGGAATAAACGTCGATTGCAAGATACATGACCGCGCGCCCGACAACCTGCCTGCTGTCCCGTGAGGACACGTTGATCATATCGATTTCTACCTCGTCCACTTCCACGATATGGCCGGGACCCAGGCAACCGGACTGGCTGTTGCCGCGCAGGAGCCTTGAGTTGTTTCTCCGCTCCTTGGCGCTCATCTTTAACGGTACAATGCCGTTCCTGTCATTCTGTTTATTGCAGTATGTCCAGAATCTTTTGTATGTTGGAATTTCCTCAAGCGGAGCCATTTTCTGAACCAGGGTCCCATTACTGTATTCCTGCGTCATGTAATGCTTTCCGACCAGATATCTATATGCCGATTTAAGCGACACTCCGGCTTCTTTCCCTTTCAGAAAATAACTGTAACCGTCTTTGAAAATCTCTTCCAGGCGTTCGTCATTGGCAACCGTTTTATCCCCATGCCCTCGGACAGGATCGCCTACCTTGTATTCATTCTTTCTGTTTTTCTCTCCTTTTCTTCCATCCACAAGCGAATAAGGATTTCTTCCGGATTGAAGATAGTTGCGTATTTTTCGATGGGTAACCGCCTTGCTACGCCCGAGCTCCTGCATCAGTTCTTTTATTTCCGGTTTTGTTTCCTTCGACTGAATCCGTTCCCATTCCGGGTATAAGCTCTGCAGCATGCGCTCTATCGCAACCGTTTTCCGATTCAGTTCTTCCTTTTCCTCATCCGTCAGATATTTCACCAAAAGCTCCTCATCTTTCCATTCTGCTTTTTTAATACCGCCTATGGACACCTGATACTTTATGAAGTCCATGGAAAAACGCAGGATGTTCAATCTGGTTGTTTCCATCTGGATGAAAATTCCAGAATTAGGAGTCATGACCAAAACCCGATATAAACCGTCGGGCATCTGTACCACGTCACCCACCTGCATCTGCAACTGCCCGTTATCTTCCATCATGATACCTCCTGAACGCTTCTCTTATTTTCTCTTCGTTACCTCTTACCAGGCTTGCAAATCGTACAATTTCCTTATCCATGGGGATTGATACCACTTTGTGCGCAACCAGGTATTTCAGCATGGTTTCCGTTCCCGTCACATGAGCTGAATCATAGTACGCCATACAATGTTCAATGTTGACCGCCAAGGTTTTATTCAGATTTTCCCGTAACACGATTCTGAAATCGACGCCGTACCGTTTCCAATATTCCAGCTCGATGTACTGTCGGATCAGAAGCTTTCCGTACTTCGGCGAATCCGGATTGAAATCATCCGAGCCTGATTTGATACTGTATCCGACTCTGCTGCCGTCACGGAATGTAATAAGAAAATCCGTGGATAAAACATTTCGTGGAATGCGGAATCCATGCTCTTCACAGATTTTCCGGACCGTATCGGAAGAAAGCATCATCTGTTCCTGGATCCGTACCACATC